AAGAACAAGCGCAAGCACTGCCCGAAATGTGGGCTATCGTGGAACTGTTCGGCCACCAGCGCGTGGCCGGGAAGGTTACGACGCTGAACCTGGGGCCGGCCTGCCTGATTCGGGTGACCATCCCGGAATGCACGCGAGAAGAAAGGGCTGCTTGGGATTATCCGATGGACGGGGGTCCTCCTAAATTGGTTGGGTCAAAGGTCACGACGCCTGAGCATGACCGGCTCTTTGGCGTGGGGGCAATCTACGCCATCAATCCCTGTACCGAGGATACGGTACGGAAGGTGCTCCAAACCATGGACGCCGAGCCCCTCAGCCCTTACGACCTTAACCGCGTGGAAATGCTCACCGCTGCCCCCGCAGAGCCCGTCGTGGATTCTATGGAGAACTCCCCTTGGACTCTGACTGTCAGCGAAGCTATATTGAAATTGGTCAAGGAAGCCGGTGGAAGGATACGGCGGTATGCCCTTTTTAGAAAACTCCGGTCGTATGACGTCGTACCTTTCGAGAGCGAATTTAAGGCTCTTTGTGCGTCCGATGGTCCCTTGGAAATTCGTTCTGAAGGCCGGAAAATATGGGTGGATTTGAAGGCTGAAAGCTGATAGCTGAAAGCTGAGAACTGCTTATGACCGTCGCCATCTACGCCCGCGTTTCGACTGCCGAGCAGGATGTGACCAACCAACTCCGCGCGCTTTGGCGCTTCTGCGAAGCCCGCGGCTGGGATGTCTTTCGCGAGTATGTTGACGTCGGGTGGAGTGGGGCTAAAGCATCGAAGCCCGAGCTTGATCTTTTAATGAAGGATGCCCGGGACCTCAAGTTCAAGGTGGTTTTGGTCTGGAAGTTTGATCGTGTCTTTCGTTCCGTGGAACACATGCTCCAGGCGCTTTCGGCTTTCCACGGCCTGGGGATCGACTTTGTGAGCATGACGGAATCCATCGACACCACCACGGCGGCGGGCAAGATGGTTTTCACGATGTTGGCAGCGGTCGCGGAGTTTGAGCGGGATCTGGTGCGGGAGCGAACGCGGGCAGGGCTGGCCAGAGCGCGGGCGGCTGGGAAGCGGATCGGGCGCCCGCGCCGGCCGCTGGACGTGGCCAAGGTCCAGGAATTGAAGAAAGACCATTCTTACCGCCAAATCTCGAAAATGTTGCACGTTCCCCTGGGGACGTTGCATAACGCCCTATGCCAAACCGTTCAAAAAGGCCGTGGTGAATTTCCGAACGCTATTTGCCAGCAAGGACAGGCAAAAGTTTAAGGTGTAAAGGATAAACGAGGTCATATGTGCGTTCAATGCAGGGCAAAGGGCCAAGATGTCGAGTGGGACCATTGGTGTGATAAATGTCTAGGCTCGTACCCTTGGAACCACAAGCCAGCATCTAGGTTGCGCGTGATTTTGCGCAAATTGTGGAGGATCATCACGGGAAGGTTTTCCATTCGTATTGAATGGCAATGAAGAGAGTAGGGGCGACGCGCCGCGTCGCCCCTACCAAGGTGAACGATGAAACTTGGTTCTTTATTCGCGGGGATCGGCGGCTTTGATTTGGGCTTCGACCGGGCGGGCATCGAGACGCGCTGGCAGGTCGAGATTGAGCCTTTCTGCCGGGCGGTGCTCGCAAGCCGATTCCCCGCCGCAAAGCGATTGGAGGACATAAAGGAATGCCATGCCTCTCGAAAGTTGACATCATCACGGCGGGCGTCCCCTGCCAGGATGTTTCAGTCGCTGGGAAGCGAGCCGGACTTGCAGGAGAACGCACTGGCCTCTTTTACGAGTTTGCGCGAATCCTCCAGGAAGTTCGACCCCCTTGGTTTGTCTTCGAGAATGTTCCCGGACTTCTCAGTTCAAACCACGGCAGAGACTTTGCGGAAGTCCTCCGCGTTCTCATGGTCGAATGCGGGTATGGGGTTTGCTGGCGTCTGCTCGACAGCCAGTTTTTCGGAATCGCCCAACGTCGCCGCCGTCTGTTCATTGTCGGATGTCTTGGAAGACCTTGCCCCGCAGAAGTTCTTTTTGAGCCCCAAAGCCGCAAAAGGCATTCTGCGAAGGGCGCAAAAGCGGGGACAGGCGTTGCCTACGCTCTTGCGGCAGGCGCTGGAGGCTCTAAGTTTGGAAGCGGACGCCAGGGACAAGACATCTTCATCGTTTGTTCGTCAATCTACGGACTCGGGGATGGTGGACCGGATGACAGTGCCGCCCAACAAGGACACATCGTTATCCAAGATGTGCGCGGAGGAACGCGGGATCAAACAGATAAAGGGCAAGGAATTGGAATCTCGGAAGGTGGACCCTGCTATACCCTTAGCAAAACCGAACAGCACGCCGTTGGCTATGAGTGTTCGCCGCCTGACCCCGACCGAGTGCGAGACTTTGCAGGGCTTCCCGAAGGGCTGGACAGTGCCCGCTACCGAGCATTGGGAAATGCGGTCACGGTCCAGGTCGCGGAATGGATCGCCCGCCGAATCATCGCCATCAACAGACGTAGGGGCGACGCGCCGCGTCGCCCCTACCGGCGTTCAGAAAAGGGGTAGAAAACGCGGGCGGCAGGGCGTTGATTCCAAAGGGGCGGCGTGAGGCGGTTTGGGGTGTTCGGGAAACGGTCGATTGATGAACGGATTGGGACATCTGGCCATCGGGCCATCGGGTCATTGATATGATGGATCGGGTGTTTCGTGCTGCGCAAGTGACGGATTCAGAGGGAAACTATGTGGGGGTGAATTTTATGGAGATTACTTACCAGGGCTTTTTGCAGGACAAGGCTCAATTCTATCCGGACTCCGGCTTCGAGCCGCTTTGGATGCCGGATTTTCTTTTCCCGTTTCAGCGGTCTCTCACGGATTGGGCGATCCGCAAGGGGCGCGCGGCCATCTTTGCCGATTGCGGGCTGGGCAAGACGCCTATGCAACTCGTTTGGGCTCAGAACGTGGTTCAAAAGACGAACCGGCCGGTAATGATCTTGACGCCTTTGGGCGTGACCGCTCAGACCTTGCGCGAGGCTGAGAAGTTCGGTATCGAAGCCGACAGAACCATGAACGGCAAAGGCCAGCCGCTTACCCACAGGACGCCGATTGTCGTCACCAACTATGAGCGGCTTCACCAGTGGGACCCAAACGACTTTGCCGGATGCGTGTGCGACGAAAGTAGCATCCTCAAAGCGTTCACGGGCGCGCGCCGCCGCGAGATCACAGAGTTTATGCGGCGGTTTCCGTATCGGCTGCTTTGCTCCGCCACGCCCGCGCCGAATGATTATGTCGAGCTGGGCACGTCCAGCCAGGCGCTGGGCTATCTCGATTACAGCGACATGCTGAGCCGGTTCTTCAAGAACGAAGAGAAGATGAGCGAAGCGGAGCGCCATGGCCGGCGCACGCGGGAAGGCGTGGTTATCCCCAAGTGGGTATTCAAAGGGCATGCGGAAGAGCCGTACTTCCGTTGGCTCTGCTCATGGGCCCGGGCATGCCGTATGCCCTCAGACCTGGGATTTGAAGATGATGGATTTATCCTGCCGGAATTGATTGAGAGGGAACACATTGTCGAGGCGAGCAAGCTGGCCGATGGCAAGCTGCTCCATGTGGCCGCTGTGAGCTTTCACGAGCAGCTCGCAGAGCGGCGGCTGAATATGGATGTCCGCTGCCAGAAGGTTGCCGAACTGGTAGGCACGAACGGCACTCAAGCTCTCGTTTGGTGCCATCTTAACCAGGAATCCGAGACATTGGCCGATTTGATTCCCGGCGCCGCTCAGACCCTGCAATCCGATGGCGACGAAGAAAAGGAAGAAAAGTTCCTGGGCTTTGTTGACGGCTCGATCCGTGTGCTGATCTCCAAGCCCCGAGTCGCGGGATTTGGATTGAACTTCCAACACTGCCACCATCAAACCTTTTTCCCCTCGCATTCTTTCGAGCAGTATTACCAAGGCGTAGCGCGCTGCCGACGCTTTGGACAGAAGCATCCGGTCACGGTGGACGTGGTGACCACGCCTGCGGAACTGGACGTTTTGAAAAACCTCCAGCGTAAACAGGCTCAGGCCGACCGCCTGTTTTCCCGGATGATCGAGAACATGCAGCGCGAACTGAATATCGAACGCGTCAACCCATTTCAAACCAAAGAGGAGGTCCCATCATGGCTGTAGCTCAACAGGAAATTAAGGAGAAGTACGCCATCTATTGCGGCGACTGCTGCGAAGTCCTGGGCAGCTTTCCCGCAGACAGCATCCACCTTTCGATTTACAGCCCGCCATTCGGCGGGCTCTATTGCTACTCTTCGAGCGAGCGTGACCTTTCCAACGCTTCCAGCTATGAGGAGTTCTTCGAGCATTACGCCTTCGTGGTGCGGGAGCTTGCCCGCATCACTTTGCCCGGCCGCGTGACCGCCGTTCACGCCATGGACATCCCCAGCGGGAACACGGGGAACGACTGGCTGAAAGACTTTCCCGGCGACATCATTCGCCTGCATGAGCGCGAGGACTTCAAGTATGTCGCCCGGTATTGTATCTGGAAAGAGCCGCTGGCCGTCCGCAACCGCACGCTTATGAAGAGTCTCTTTCACACCACGATCATCGAGGACTCTTCGCGCTGCTCCGCCGCCCATGCTGATTATCTGCTGATCTTCCGCAAGCGCGGAACAAACCCCATCCCGGTCACGCATCCGAACGGGCTGCTGGATTATGCTGGCGAGAGAGAGATTCCCCGCGAGTTGCTGCGGTATCGCGGCTGGGAAGGCAGCCAGCTTGTGAACCGTTACTCGCACTGGATTTGGCGGCAGTACGCCTCCGCCTTTTGGGATGACATTCGCATCTGGCGCACGGTGGAACTGCTGGACTCGAAAGACCAGGAGGATGAAGGGCACGTTCATCCGTTGCAGTTGGATGTGATCGAGCGGTGTCTGATTCTTTGGTCAAA